TGTTTTTTTATTAAACAAAACACTCATTGTTTAGCGCGGCAATGATTGCACAATTCCAGACATAGCATTGCAGACTTAACGCTGTATGGGGGGCATAGATTATAGGCATAGCCCCCAACACAGCCTGGCCGACATTATATATGTTAAATACTACATTTACACACACAGTCTGAATGACTATGTTGAGGCATGGCAAAGCTTACAAAGACAAGGATTGATGACTTAGTTGGCATGATTATGGAAGGTCATAGTCTTGCTAGGTCATGTACTGAGTTGAGTATAAGTAGGCGTAACATTTACAGCCGTATGGGCAAGGATGCTGAGTTAGAGCGTAGGATCAGGACGGCCCAGCAGCAGAGTGCTGAGAAGGCTGTTGAGGAGTTGGATGAGTTATATCAGCAGCGTTTGCGGGGTGAGAAGGATTATGACCCTAATGTGCTGAGGGATTATGCTACTCATGTCAGGTGGAAGGTTGGGAAGTTATTGCCTGACAGGTATGGTGAGCAGAAGAACAGGGCTGGTGTTGAGATAGGTGATGGCACTGTTCGGATAGTCTGGGAAACAGATGCAGGTTAAGATACCTTACAAGCCTAGAGTATTACAGGCTGAGATGCACGAGAGTTTGAAGCGTTGGAATGTGCTTGTGATGCACAGGCGTTTTGGCAAGACTGTCTGGGCTGTAAATCATTTAATAAAACATTGTTTGACTTGTGAGTTACCAAGGCCAAGAGTTGCCTTTGTAGCCCCTACTTTTACACAGGCTAAGAGAATAGCTTGGGATTATGTAAAGTATTACGCTGGTGTTATACCAGGTGTTAGCTTTAATGAGACAGAACTGCGTGTAGACTTTCCGAATGGGGGGCGGTTGATGCTGTTGTCGGCTGAGAATCCTGACAGCTTACGTGGTATTTATTTAGACTTATGTGTATTTGATGAATATGGGATGCAGAACCCTAGGGTATGGGGGGAGGTTGTAAGACCGGCCCTATCTGACAGACAGGGGGCAGCTGTGTTTTTAGGTACGCCAGCAGGACATAATCATTTTTATGATTTATTGGAAACTGCTAAGACTGAAACGCAAAGTGAGTCAGACCAGTGGTACTGGAAGATAGTCAAGGCTTCTGAGAGTGGTTTGGTAAAAGAAGAAGAGCTAGAAGCGGCTCAGACCCAAATGACACTGGAGCAGTATGAGCAAGAGTATGAGTGTTCGTTTACAGCAGCTATTATTGGTGCTTACTATGGGCGGTTGCTGACAGAGGCAGAGGATGCTGGCAGGGTAACAAGAGTTCCGTATGACCCTGCATACCCTGTACATACTGCATGGGATTTAGGTATAAACGATAGCACAGCTATTTGGTTTGCACAGATATTTAGAAGTGGAGCAGTAAATGTTATTGACTACTATGAGAACAGCGGTGTTGGACTTGATCACTATGCTGAAGTCTTGCGGCAAAAAGACTACCACTGGGGAGATCATCTCGCCCCCCATGACATCGAAGTCAGAGAACTCGGTTCGGGCAAAAGCCGCCTCGAAACGGCGTTCAGCCTCGGCATCAGGTTCAAAGTCATCCCGAAAATGAAAGTAGCTGACGGTATCAATGCAGCACGTTTATTGATACCCAAATGTCACTTTGACCGTGATATGTGCGCTGAAGGCGTAGAAATGCTAAAGCAATACAGGCAGGAGTGGGATGAACGTAAAAAAATATTTAGGGATCATCCAAGGCATGATTTCACAAGCCATGCTGCGGATGCGTTTAGGTATCTGGCTGTTGGGTTGGAAAATAGACAAAGTTATATTAAGCCCCCTCAACAAGTCGCAGTTAATGAGTATAATCCGTTTACTTTGTAAAAAGTTAAAAAGGTGATACTATGGCATCAAACAAGGAGATACAGCCATGTCATTCCTAAGACCTAAGACAGTTACGCCGCCACCAGCACCGCCTCCACCGCCGCCACCTATGGAAATGGGTGAAGAAGACACAGTTCGTGCAGAGGCTATGGCTGATGAAGCAGTAAAAACACAGCGTAGAAAAAGAGGCCGTAGGTCAACCATTGTTGCTGGCGGCATGGTAGAAGGTGAAGGATCTCCTTCATACGGTGGCACTCCAACCATACTGGGATAGGTTATGGACAAAAACTTTACCAAGGCTCTTGTCAGCAGATACGAGCATGTCAAAACGCAAAGAGACAACTGGAACAGCCACTATCAGGAGTTGGCTGACTTTATGCTTCCCAGAAAAGCTGACGTTGTTAAAAGTCGCTCCAAGGGCGATAAACGCATGGAGCTTATCTTTGACAGCACAGCGTTGCAAGCTGTAGACCTGTTGTCATCTAGCTTACACGGTATGTTGACCAGTGGGGCTATGCCTTGGTTTCACCTTGACCTTAAAGAAGAAAACTTGGGCAGGGATGATGATGTAAAAGAATGGCTGCAAGATACCAGTATGCGTATGATGAGAGCCTTCAATCAGTCAAACTTTGGCACTGAAGTGCATGAGATGTATGTTGACCTAGTTGTGTTTGGCACAGGTTGCATGTTTGTTGAGATGGAAGAAGATGCTTTACGTTTTAGCACCAGACATATCTCAGAGTTCTATGTACAGGAAAACCAGTTTGGCATAGTTGATACAGTATTCAGATCATACAAAAGCCCAGCACGACAAGTTGTGCAAAGGTTTGGGCAGGAGAATGTAACTGAATACATCATGAAGAAGTTTCAAGACAAACCAGATGAAGACATCGAGTTACTTCATATTGTTATGCCTAGAGAGGATAGAGATTCAGAAAAGATAGACAATAAGAATATGCCTTTCGCATCTATTTATATAGATATGGAATCATCTTCTATGTTGTCAGAGAGTGGCTTCCAAGAGTTCCCTTACATTGTCCCACGGTTTTTGAAGGCAACAGGTGAGATAATGGGGCGTTCCCCTGCTATGGTGGCGTTGCCTGACGTAAAGATGCTAAATCTTATGTCTAAGACCATCATACAAGCTGCTCAGAAACAAATAGACCCTCCTCTACTTGTTCCTGATGATGGATTCCTCCTCCCAATCCGGACACAGCCAGGGGGATTGAACTTCTTTAGAAGCGGTACAAGAGATACAATTACACCATTAAACACAGGTGCAAACATTCCTATCGGTTTGAATATGGAGCAACAACGCAGAGAGGCCATCAGGTCAGCGTTTTATGTAGACCAGCTTCTAACAGGCGGTGGGCCAAACATGACTGCAACAGAAGTAGTGCAGCGTCAGCAAGAACAAATGAGAGTGATAGGCCCAGCTTTAGACCGCCTCAAGAATGAAATGCTGCGTCCACTTATAGACCGTGTGTTTGCTCTAATGCTAAGAGCAGATATGTTACAACAAGCACCAGAGATACTACAGGGGCGTGATGTGGATATAGAATATGTATCACCACTGGCTCGCGCACAGAAGTCAAGCGGCCTTAACAGTACAATGAAAGCGTTGGAGATACTTATGCCACTGGCGCAATCACTGCCTGTGGGTGATCACATAGACCCAGATGGATTGGTAAGGCACGTTACAGAATCTCTTGGCGTTCCAAAAACTACACTGAGGTCAGAGGCAGAAATACAACAGACAAGACAGGCAAGGGCAGAAGAGCAAGCAAGACAGGCAGAGGCCATGCAAGATTCTGAAGATGTGCAGAATGTAGCACAGCTTGCACAGGCCAGCAGAATGATAAGCAAGTGAACCAACAGATAGACAAACTAAAAGACCTGTATAAACAAACATTTAATACAGACAGCGGAAGTAAAGTCTTAGCTGATCTGGAGGCTAGGTGTAACTTTAGAACGCCTAGTTATGTTGCTGGCGATGCCAACGCAACAGCTTATGAAGAGGGCAAAAGAGCAGTCATTCTTCACGTTTACAACATGATGAGAGAGGAGCAATAATGTCATTAGAAAACGCCGAACAGGTAGCCCAGCCAGAGGCAACCCCTGCACCAGCGGTAGAAACGCCAGCAGAGGTAGCGTCAGGTGGGTCTGGTAACGAGTTTTTGAACATGATACCAGAGGACTTGCGAGAGCATCCAAGTCTTTCACCTATTAAAGATATACCAAACCTAGCAAGGTCATACGTTAATCAGTCTAAGTTACTGGGGGCAGACAAGTTGCCATTGCCAGCCAATCCCACAGATGAAGACTTGGACAGGATTGCTGACAGACTTGGCAGACCAGAAGCAGCAACAGGATATGAAATACCTGTAGATGGTCAGATAGTTACAGAAGATGTAGCAAAAGAGTTTTCAGAAATAGCTCACAAAAATCGTCTGACCCCATCTGCTGCTAGTGCCATTCTTGAATACTACAAGGGTGCTGTTGAAAAGTCTGTTCAGGCAGATGCAGATGCAAAGCATCAGGCGCAAGTAGATTCTGTTGCAGCACTTAAAGCTGAGTGGGGTTCTGCTTATGATCAGAATGTGGAGAGGGCAAAAGCTGTAGCTAAAGAATTTTCTGACGTTGAATCTATTACAAATATCGCTTTGGCAGATGGCACAAACTTGGGAGATCATCCAGAGTTTATCAAGACATTTGCAAAGTTTGCAGAGTTCAAACAATCTGTGACAAGTGAAGACACAGTAAAGGAAAGCTCACAGGTAAATCACATGACAAAGCAGACAGCGCAAGCTGAAGTAGATGCAATCATGCGAGGCCCAGATTACACCAGCAGAGATGCTATTGCCAGAGACAGGGCGGTTAATCGGGTGCAAGAGTTGATGGAAGTCATACATGGATGAAGGTTTGACAAAAAAAGAAATTAGGTTGGAGTGTTTAAGACTTGCTGTTGAAAATGGTAAAAGTCGTGATATACTCCAACCACACCTACTTGCAGACTTGTACTATGAGTGGGTAATGCAGGGGAGCGAGGAAACTCGTCCTGATGACAATCGGAAAGACGAAGGCCACAAGAAGGCCAAAAATTCTAGGAGTGTCCGAGCTATCGGGTAGCAATCTGCAAAATCAAATGTAACTTGGTAAAAGGAGACAGAGATGTCTATCGAAGTAACCACGGCATTTGTCCAGCAATACTCTGCAAACGTGCAGATGCTATCACAGCAAAAAGGTTCTCTTTTGCGTGATGCTGTGCGTGTAGAGAGCATGCAGGGCAAAAATGCCTTCTTTGATCAGGTGGGCAAGGCAACAGCGCAGAAGCGTACAACTAGACATGCCGACACTCCCCAGATCGACACACCCCATGCAAGGCGGCGTGTGACCCTTGTAGACTACGAATATGCTGATCTAATCGATGAGCAGGATAAAGTTCGTATGTTGATTGACCCGACATCGGCTTATGCACAGGCGGCTGCTTTTGCATTGGG